CAATCATATCTCTTTTAAGTTCCCACGAATCCGCATCTATAATTTCATATTCTTCATTTGATATTTCACTCAATGTTTACCACCTCAATTCCTAATTCGATGTCAAAATCATTATTATATGTATCTTTCATAATGATTCTAGTTTGTTTCAATGATGCTCTAGGTTCGTACTTTCTAAATGCTTTAAGTAAATGTGAAGTTAATTTATTTTCTACGATATTAATATTTTTATCTATTTTAAGGTTATAAACTTCATCTATTTTTTGGTAATTTACTCTGTATAATTTTCCGTTTTTGTGTTTTTGTGTAATTATGTAACCATCTTTTTCAAGTTTGACTAACGCTCTTTTTAGAGTGTCAACTCCGAAACAAAACTTAAAATCTCTTTCATACATCTGATTCACTGAACTGAATAACCAGTATTCATTATCTATAAATAACTCATTCTTTTTCTTGTTAATTGTTGTCCAGTAGTCAATCTGCTGTAATATTAATGCTTCGTTTACTTTCCCTTTTCCTAACACTTCTAACAACTGCAGGTTTAACAATAATACCTTTGATTCCTTATTGTTGAATACATTCGACATATTCTATTCATTTGTAAATGGATTCTGAACCGTTGTAAAATCAAAGTCGTTAGGGTTGAAGTCTTTTCCGAAGTTATCAAATACTGTATTATTATTTCTTATTCCCGTGTTATTGAAGTTCATTCCTTGCTGTTGATGTTGTTGATTGATTACATCTATCGCATTAGGTTGTTGGTTGAAGTTGTTGAAATTATTATTTGTTGGTTGTTGTTGTCCTTGATTTCTCGTATCTAAAAATTGAATGTTGTTAGCAATTACTTCTGTTCTATAGACTGTGTTTCCGTCCTTACCTTGAAAGTTGCTAACTTGAATACTACCTACAACTGCTATTAAACTTCCTTTACCACAATATCTAGCTAAGTTCTCCGCTTGCTTTTTAAATGATTTGCAGCTTATAAAGTCTGCTTGTTGTTGTCCGTCCTGCCCTTTAAATGCTCTGTTTACAGCTAGTGTAAAGTTTGTGTAAGGTGTACCAGCTGTTGACATTGACAACTCTATATCTTTTGTTATTCTTCCTACTAATACTACATTGTTAATCATTCTATCCTAATCTCCTTATTTACTTTTAAACATATTCCACACTTGCATTAATTGAACATCTGTTAAATCTTCAAACTTGTTAGCTTGTATCTTATTTTGTTCTAACCAGCCTTTAATTTGATTAATATCTGCATTCATATTTAACGCTTGTAAAATGTTGTTTCTTTCGTTGTTCTTCGGTGTCAAACCACTATTTTTAGCTTGATTTTGCATTTTGTAGTTGTTAGCTACTTTGTTTAAATCTTGACTATCTAACATATCATTTTCACTTATATTTAAAGCTATATTGTATGCATAACGTCTAGCATATGTGATTACCGCTCCTATATCTTGCTCTTTTCCTAATTGTTTTTGAATAGGGCTTTTAAAAGCTACCTCGCATCCAGTATCTACATCTACTATTATTAGTGTCGCTGTTGCTGTGTCTTCTTCAATGTTGATATGGTCTGCAAGCCCTATCTCATTAAATATCTTGTTTATATGTGGGAGGAAGTCTCCCAGCTCAAAGTATTTAAATTTTTGAAATGGATTATAACCGCTCTTTTGTAAATTTGCTTTTTGTAATTCTACTCTTGCCTGCTGTAACTTCTTATACAGCTTTGCTTTTAAATCTCTTTCAGTAGCTTCCATTAATACTCCTCCACAAACTTAATATAATTTTCTAGCTGTTCTTTGAAAAACTCGCTTTCTATCTCTTCTTTAGTAAAGATAATTCTTACATCTTCTGTAAGTGGCAACATTGTAGATACTCCGAATTGTTCTGTAACTCGGTTAAAAGTAATATACTTTTGTCCTCCTAGAGTTAAGTTTTTAAGTGGTATAACATAATATCCACTTCTTTTATCTATTCTTGTGTCTTCAAACTCTCTTACTAAACTTTTAAGATTAGATGGTGTATTTTTAAAAGTAGTTGAGTATTGTTCTGCATCTCCTACTATTGCGTAAGTTACATTTTTTTTATTGATTCTTATTTCTTCGTTTTCTTCTATAACTGAATAACCTAAGTCTTCTACTCTTTTTATAAAGCTCTTTCTTGTTAACATTTATTTTCTCCTTAAATACTTCGTAAAATTCTCTATTATTTCTAGTTCTTCTTGCTTATTTAAACTTGTAAATGCGTTCTCCACTTCTGTGTCGTATGGGTACGAATCTGCAAAAATACATATTGTAGAAATTATAAAATCGTCATCTAATTCTTTTAATTTATCTAGTACTATTTCTTGGTTTCGATTAAGTTTATTTAGCTTGTTAAATGGTCGAATACTCTTCGATTCAATTAACTCATCTATATCATCTCTTTTTACTCCTAGCAGCCTTACATCTTGCTCACATTCTTTTAATAGCTCTATTGCTATGTTTAAACTGTCTTTAGCTGCTTTTAGTTTGTTTACCTCCATAATCCCTCCTATTGACTTTTTAATTTATTTATTTTAAAATGTAGTTAAGTATATTTTTTAAGTAGTCATTTATTGAATGGCTGCTTTTTTTATTTATTTCTTGAAAGTTCAAATAATTGCTTAATAGTGTCGATCGCAACAGTTTCCATTAAGTCATTTATAATTTTCTCTATTCTTTCCATCTGTTCCGCTGTAACTCTGTGTTTCATATCTTTAGCTAACTCTTTTATATCCATTGCCAACATTAAATTTAATTGATTTTCAGTAGCTGCTCCGTTCATAATCTCAATGTAAAAATCTACTATTTCTTTATTTATTTTCATTGTTTTACCTCTCTATTTTTCTTTTACAAAACTTCCGTCTATCATTTCTCCAGTTCTTTTTGAAATGGTATTATAAGCTGTCTCTATGCATTCAGTAAGATCTAGCTTGTACTCTTTCGCTAAGAAGTCTAAGAACTCAATGTATTTAGCTAGTTTTAAATCTAAGTTGTAAATAGTCTCTGATGTGAACATATCATAAACGCTTAAGTCTAATCTTTTTAGCTCTGTTATGTAGTGCTTATAGTCTGTACTTATAGGTAAGCTAGTATCTCTAAGTTTGATAAGTCTAAAGATGATATAGGGGTTTTTAGCTCTCATTTGTGTTGATATTGCTAAAGTAACGTAAACATCTCCTATTGCGTCCTTAATCTCTTCTATAGCTGCTTTATTTCCGTTCTCATAGCTTTCTATAGCTGTCTGTAGTTCTAAACATTCCTCACTTGATTTAAGTAGTTGTTTAGTTAGTCTTCCATCTTGTAGTATTCCTTTTTCTTTAGCCCAATCTATAATGGGTGTGAAATAATCATAATGTTGTTTCTTCATTTATATCCTCCTAAAAATATTTTTTGCTAAACTCTTTATCAAAAATTGCTTGAATCAATATTCCTATTCCTGTTGCAAGTCCTGCTATTTGTTTCCAATCAACGTTAGTTAGAGTTAAGAAACAAACACTTACTACAGCGATAGTCCAGTATATAACGTGTAATTTATCTTTTTTAATTTTTGGTAATTTCATTTTATTTAACACCTAATTCCTCTCTAAATATTTGTACTGTTTTTCTTGAATAAGGCTCGACATACTCCGCTAACCTTTTATCTTGAAAGTAGCTATAGTTTGTTGCGAAGTGTAGAAAAGCATATATATTAAACTGCTCTTTCCCTAGCGTTAAACAACTTCCCATAGGATAAAACTTTTCATTTACCTTGTTTAAGAATTGTTTTTTCCATTTGATGTAAGTTGTATCTTTTATACCAAAACACTTTTGTATATCTTCTTTTGATATATAAGGAAAAGTTAAATCCAACTTTTGCAACTCAACTAAGTCTAGTTTTACCTCCTCCATTGAATCACTCCTTATTTTTTGTTGAATTAATCTCTAAATCATCTAGTATTAATTCAATAGTAAGTTTTGTTCTACCATTATCAGAATCGATATTATAACTAATTAACTTTTCTAATTTAGTTTCATTTAAATAGTATTTGTTATCTTTAATAGTAAATTTCATCTTTTTACTTTCTTCCATTGAATCACTCCTTTTATAATAAATCAACTTAAACTTGATTTACTTTTTAAAAAAAATAACATTAGGGTCTACCTTATATAATTCACATAACCTTTGAAAATCATACCAGTTTATATTTTTCCCACCTCCTTTTTCCCAGTTGAGAATAGTAGCGGGATGTTTCCCTAACAATTTAGCTACATCTGTTTGAGTGTAGCCTGCGTTTACTCTCGCACTTTTTAAGGATAATTTCACTAATTACACCTCCTTTTCTTGTTGTACCTTTATTATAAATCAACTTTAAGTTGATGTCAAGTGTTTTTTTTAAAAAAACTTGATTTTTTTTGTTTTTTACTTGATTTTTTTCAAGTTAAAGTTTATAATTACTTATAAGAGAGGTGTTAAAAATGAGTGAAAAAGAAATTCAAAGTATTTTCTCTAAAAAATTAAAATACTATTTAAAGTTAAGGAATAAAACTCAACTTGATTTAGCAAAAGCGATAGGAGTTAGTAACACTACTATAAACAACTATGTTAAAGGTTACAACACTCCTAGAATGGATAAAATAGACAAAATTTGTTCTTACTTAAATATAGAAAGAAGTAATTTATTAGAAGATAAAGAAGAAAGTAATAATACATCACAAGGAATTAAAATCGCTGTTCTTGGAACTGTTCCTGCTGGAATACCTATTGCAGCTGTAGAAGATATTCTGGACTATGAAGAAATACCAAAGAGTTGGGAAAATCAAGGGGAGTTCTTCGGTTTGAAAATCAAAGGGGATTCCATGATGCCAATACTAACTAATGGGGATGTAGTTATAGTAAGAAAGCAAACTGCAGCGGATAACGGGGACACAGTAATAGCGATGGTTAATGGGGATGATGCAACATGTAAGAGATACGAACGCTCTAACAATGGTATCATGCTAATACCTAACAATAGTAGCTACACTCCTACGTTTTATACTAATGAAGAAATAGAGAGCTTACCAGTAACAATAATAGGAAAAGTTGTAGAACTAAGACGTAAATTTTAGATAGCTAGTTTTAGCTATCCAACATGGTTTTTTAACCGCCAAAAAAATATACAAATAGGAGCATATAAAATGAAAAAAACAAGAATATTATTAACTACATTCCTTGCTAGTACTGTAGTACTTGCTGGATGTTCTTCAAAAACAGAGACTAGTTCATCTTCTAATAAGACTGAACAAAAAGAAGAAAAGAAAAATAGTAACGAAACTACATTAGGAACATCTATTATTTTTGATAAACAAGCAGAAATTACAGTAAAATCTGCGACTTGGACAGATGAAAGAAATGGTTTCGAAAGTAAGCCTGCTAAAAAAGTTCTACTTGTAACATACGATATTAAAAATCTTTCAGATAAAGACATTCCAATAGGAATGGAATTGAGTTTATATGTTAATGGAAAAAAAGCTGAATCATATCCTATTCAAGTTACTTTAAATAGCCTTTCTCCTAATAGAACATTAGAAAATGCAACTCATGCATTTGCGGTAAATGAAGAAGGCTCTTTAGAATTGGAAGTACAGCCCTTTATGTCAACTAGTGGTAAGAAAATAATTAAATTAGATGTGAAATAAAATAAAAAAATAAAGCCTGTTTTATGTAAAATAAACGGCTTTAAAAGAAAAAAGTAGCGGTCGACTGTCGCTACTTAAATATGGTGGACATAGTCCTCTAATCGATTTTAAACATAGTCTTTACTTGATACTAACACTAGTAATTGAATCAAGTGAGGTAAGCTACAACCCTCATCATATATTAATTATAACATACTTTTATTAGTTAGTCAATTTACTGAAAGGACGTGTTAAAAGTGTGGATAGAAACTACTAAAAACGGAAAAGTAAGGTATTATGAACGAATCAAGCTGTTAAATGGCAAGTATAAAAAGATTTCTGTATTGTTTGATAAAGATACAAGAAGCAATAGAAAAACTGCAATAGAGATATTAAGATTAAGGGAGTTAGAAGAATCTGCAGTAATAGATAATACAATTACTTTCTTTGAATCCTTTGACATTATCAAAGAAAAACATTTTAAAAATATCAAACCTAACACACAAGTGCAATATGCTACAACTATGAACAAGATTAAAAGGTTATGCAGCGATACACCGTTAAACAAAGTTAACGCTAACTACATTCTAAATATTCTTGATGATGTAGCTGTGTCAGATGTGAACTATAACGCTCATTTAGGTTGTATTAAAACTTTTATCAAGATCCTATATAGATTAGACTACATTCAAGATATATCTTTTCTTGAAAAGCTACAGAAGAAAAAACAAACTGTTAAAGAGGAAACTAAATATTTAGAGCAAGAGGAAATAGACTTGATACTAGATGAGTTGAAAGACTATCCATATTACAGAAATGTAATTGAGTTCCTTGTAAATACTGGGTTGCGTTTTGGCGAGCTTATCGCACTAACATTTAATGATGTAGAGGGAAATATATTATCAATAAATAAGACATGGAATATCAACGGAGGTATTAACACACCTAAGACAAAAAGTAGTAATAGAAAAATATCACTTAATCAGAAATGTTTAGATATACTGGAAAGTCAAAGAAGATTAAAAGCTAACTATCAGATTATATATAAAAGCTACAAAGATGAAAAGAATCTAATATTCCCTAATCTACACGGAAACTATATTATACCTAGTCATTTTAGAAAAAGACTAAAAAAACTAGTAAGTATTGATTTCAAGATCCATAGTTTAAGACATACTCACGCTAGCTTGTGCATTGATAAAGGAATACCTATCGAATATATCTCAAAGAGATTAGGACACGAAGACACAAAAGTAACACAGCGAATTTATATTCACAAGACTAGAAAAAGTCAGAAAAAAGAGTTTGACTTATTTAAAGATATATCATTCTAAATAAAAAAGACTAACATTAAATTAAATGCTAGTCTTTTGTTTTTGCTTTATTTTGCCCTTTTCTTGCCCTTTTATTCTACCTTACAACTTGTTAAACTTGATATAATAAGGTTTATTTATTTATGTTTCATATATGGGAAGTCTAATCATTTCATTTCACTACATTTCAAAAGTGTACAAAAATGCTTGTTTTAACGTGTTTTTAACTTCATTTCATTTCAATAAAACGTGCAATTTTGAAAGATTTTGTCCTTTTTCTGCCCTTTTTTTATGGTGTCTTTACCATTGATTAATGGTTTACTTTTATATAATAACATAGATTCACTAAATAGAAAAGAGGTAGTTTTTTACTACCTCCTAAATTTTATCTATCTTTTTTATTCTCTTCGTAAATCTTGATTAATTCTTGCATATCTTCATTAGTAGCATAATTCTTTACAAATAGTCTTGCTGTTCGTTTATAGCTATTTATTCTTGTTCGTTCTCTGTTTCTGTCTTCATAATTTCTTGATGCTCTGATTTGTGCGTTTGATGTCTTATTCATTTTAATTATTCCTCTTCATTTATGTAGTGTACTTTTGTTATTTCTTCTGGTTTAACTTCATAAGTAATATACTCTTCGTATTTGTTTCTATTAGCATCATTTGGAGCTACTTCGTTTCTATAAGCTGTTGTTTCAACTTCTAGTAATACATCTCCATATTGTCTAAAATTCTTTTGTTCTGTTAATGGATTGAATAGGTAAACTACATCTATAGAGTTGTTAGCTCTTCTATCATCTTCCCAGTTATCATTGCCAGTTTTTGAAATAGGTAAGATCCCATCTTTTAAGATGTTGTCTAAGTCTTCGCTACTAACTACTTTATAAAGTTTCATTGTTACAGGCTCTCTATATTCAAAAGGTACAATCACATCTGTATAACTTTCTTCATCTACTTTTACCCCGTTATCAAAGATTTTTACTACCCCTAGATAATTTAGTGTTAGTTCGTGTAGAAATTCAAATACATCCCCTTGAACGTTTGAAAGAGATTCAAAGTTTCCGTTATATTCTTCGTTATTTCCTTTTACTTTAATTATTACTTCTCTTTCAAATTCTTCATCTCTATAGCGGCTTTTATGGTATACTTCTGTATAATTTAGTTCTACATAGTCTTTTTTATCTTCAATTTTGAAAATGCTTGTTGTATTTACATATCTTCTAGTATCGTGTTTTACAAATTCTTTATTTATTTGATTTCTTAATAGTTGCTCTTTAGTTAAGTTTTTCATGTTAATAACCTCTTTCCATATCCTTTATACTTATATTATATAACGTATACGTTATAAAGTCAATAGTTAATCTTAATTTTTTTATCGATTATTGAAGTTTTTTATTATTTCTTATTCAACGGAAATTTTAAGAAATTGCTGTATTAATGGAAATTAGACATAAAAAAAGAAGCCCAGCTATTAAGCTAGGCTTTTAGAGACAAAAGGAAGCTGTCTCTCTGCTCTCGTTTGCTTTATCGTCCTTTATTTATTATACCACATTATTCACACTCTGTTAAGTATTTGTCTTCAATCCATTGATCTGAATCTTTATAATTTACACGAGACCAACCGTCTTTTTTCTCATAAACTCGAACTCTAGTACCAGCAGCTACAAACTCTTTATCCTCGCTTGCTAAGTCTGGTTGGCTTTCTAGGTAGTAGTCTATAGATACTGTAGCTTCGTAATATGGTGTGTCGCTTTTTGGAAGTTCTACATCTTCATCTAGTATAGATTTTTCAACTACAGCCGCAACGTTTGTAGTATCTCCGATTTCTATTTCACCACTTCTTAGCTTTTTAATTCTATCGATAAAGTAAGCTTTACAATTTTGAGTACCTGCACCATAGTAAGCACCGCCACCGCCGTGTAATTCCATTGAACGATGTGGACAAGCTGTAGCACTAAATTCGTGGTGTAGCCTTACAGTATATTCATTTACTGGTAAACCATAAGACTCTAGCAATTCCCCCGCTATCATAAGCGTTGCATCTTCGTTAGCGATAAACTCTTCATCAGATGCACTCATTGATTGACAAGATTCTAGACCGATGTAATTTGCGTTTCCTTCATAAGTAGCTGTATGCCATTCTTGGTAGTTTACCGGTTGGAATACAAGCGTATCGTTGCGGTCTACGTAATAAGCTGCGAAACCTGTGTCTAGTGTTCTGTTGTTCACTTTTGCTGTTAATTGTGACTCCCACGCTTTTGCACCCCAACTTGACGCATCGTTGTGAATTACTACTCCTTTTATTGAGTTTTTTGGCGGTGCGAAATAAATTCCTTGTTGAAAGTATGAGCTATAAATATCTGCCATTGTTTGTTCCTCCTAAATTTAAGTAAAATAAAAAGACTATCATTAGTCTTGTTTTGGCTCTGTATATGTCAAGGCTTGCTTACTATCGCTAAGTCCTTGTGTAGTTGCATCATTGACTATTCCTAGCAATGATAACATTAAGAATACTGTATCAACTATTCCATTAATGTTATGGTTGAATAGTTCAGTATCAAGATTATATCCTAGTAAAGCTGCTACTTGTTTAACAAGTAAAAGAATTGCAGCAATAAAAGATATAACAAAATGTTTATTCTTAAAACGTACTTTCCAATTTATCATATTTTACACCTCCTTTCTAGTTTTGTGGCCATGGCTCGTTAGTTAAGTAAGAGATAGAACTTATTCGTATATCTCCAATATCTCTATCTGTTGGCACAGGGTCAGTGAACTGGAATCTTAACTGGTTATAGTCTCCAAAGCCTCCTAAATACCATGTTCCATAAGGGATACCTTTATCATTATATATATTTCCAATAAGCGAAGCCTCAGTTCTATAACCTGCTGGAATTCCATTATTTTGAATTATATAACAATTTCGTTCTCTGTCAGAGCCTTGTAGGACATATCCGGCTCCACCTCTTCTAACGATACCGAACCAACCCCAGCTTAAGCCTCCGAACTGATACGATACAACATTGTTAACACGTCTTATTTTGACAAATGAGTTTCCTAATTTTGATACAGAAGGAAGTACTTTCCAACCTGTGTCCCCAATTAGAACTTCCCAACCTGTGTTACCTGTTCCGCTTTTCTTTATCCATTTCAAAGCTCCGTTAGTTACCGCCTCGTCAACGTAAGTCGTCCCTACAGGTGCAGTTACTACTCCGTTTGGCATTCCTCGACCGTGTATTTCCCAATTTTTAGCCTCGAGTACTTTTAACCGGTTGTCTAGTTCAGTTGTGTTTCCACTGTTGCCCGTGTTTCGAGGTAGATAATCATGTATATTTCGTGTTGTTATAAACTTGATATTATTTTCCTCAGAAAATTCAAAGTCTGGTTCATATCCATCTGGGAGTGAACCCCCTACTGTATATAATAAAGTTTCAAATTTAACGGTTTTTCTACCACCACTAACTACTAAATGATTACCAAAGGTATCAGTGTATAATCGTCCAAAGTTTTCATGTCGTATATGCTCGTTAGTATCGTTTAAATAATTTTCAACTCTAGTAAAACTTGTTGACTTGAACGGCATTTCATTTTTATCTATTTTTTTATTTAGTGAACTTTTTATCTCATCTATCTCAGCGCTACTTATTCCACCTTCCACTTGTCTATTTGATAACACAGTTAACTGTTTGTTGATTTCTACCACATTAGATAACGGAGCATAATTTCTTGCTACCTCTTGCTTCGTAATAAAATTACTCACGTCAACATCTCCACCGTTCCCAGCAGGTCTATTCTCTAACGCTGTAAGGCGGTTTGTTATATCCGTTAAAGGTTGGTGTGCTGTTAAATATCCTTTGCTATTCAATTCATCTTTCGTAACTAATTTCGAAGTGTCAACCGTTGGTTGATTGTTGCGAACCTGTTCTAACTCTTGCTTGGTTGCAAGGTTTGAAGTATCAATCGTTACTTGTCGATTACTTACTTCTTGTAATTCTTGTTTAGTTGCTAAACCACTTATATCTTGGTGTGCTGTTAAATAGTGCTTGTTATCTAACTCGGTTTTAGTAACATAATCTTCTAGCGATTGATGTTCAGTTAAATAATGTTTGTCTTCTAGCTGTGTATTTGTTACAAAGTTACTAGTGTCAATGTTAGCTGTTGTTGGTCTATCTTCTAGTTCTTTGATTTTACGTTTAATTTCAGTATCATCATAACTCGATGTCACTGGTCTAGCTTCTAATTGTGTAACCTTAGCAGCAACATCATCAACAGATTGCTTTGTTGCAAAATTACTAGTATCTATTGTAAGCTGTGTTTTAAGCTCTTCTAGTTTACTGTTTGAAACATAGTCAATAGGTAGTTCAGACTTTTTCGCATAGTCAATTAAACTTTGGTGTGTTGTTAAGAATCCTTTGCTATCAACTGTGTTGTTAACTATCTCTGTAACGTTTGGCATTTCGCTTTTTAGTTGATAGTCATTCAACGTTGCTGTTCTTACTACGTCTGAAATATCGCTTGTTCTTACAAACTCTGATAGGTCTGTTTTTAAAGCAAATGTACTTTTAGCTTTTTCTAGCTCTGTTGCTAGTACTTCTTTTGTTAGTACGTCTAACTTATCAACAACTACACTATTAGCAAAATATCGTTCTTTAATAGGTAGATTGTCTTTTAAATCATACTCTGACATTTTCACATCAAAGCTAAATGAGTAAATATCGCTTTCTTTTTCTTCGTTTTTCAAGATGATATAACAGTTTACTCTTTCGTTATCAGTTATTAAGCTAGTGTCAAACTTAAACTTAATCTTGTTGTCTTCAATTTTCCCTTGAGTTTCCCAATACTTCACAGACTTAACAAACTTGAATAGTATTATTATATCTTCGTTAGTAAGTGTGTGATTGTTTATTGTTAACTCAAACTCATTATTGTTTTTGTCGTGAGAGTAAAGCTCGCAGTTTGTGCGAACTTTTACCCTCTTATTAACTGTGTTGTTAAATGTTAGTTGTATTTTTTTATCCAATTAGCTCTCCTCCTTAATCGGAAGTTTTCTACACGTTGCGAACAGGTCAGAAACATAGCTATTTCCTCCTAGTTCCTTGTAAGATTCATAAAGTATAGTTATGTCTTCAAGTTCTTTAGATGTGATATATCCTCTTTTTACGATTCTGTTCATATCCTTAAGAAGTCTATACCTACTTATAGTTTTTGTTCCTGTTGCTGTCTTTTGCGATAATTCCTTAATCTCATTAAGTTTAGTGTTTATCTCTTCTAAGTTCTTGTTGTCTTTGGAAAGATACCATTTGACAATAGGTAGCAATATCGGAACTGCTACACCAGTACTTAATCCGATTATTAAACTATCGCTCATTTTTCACTTTCTCCACAAGAGCTTTAATTTGCTCGTTAGAGTTAACCAGCTCTTGTAGAGCCTTAAGCTCTTTGTTTCCGTTTGAAAGTTCTTCATAAGCTATTTTATAACTTGCTAGCTCTATTTTAGTTTCTGCTAATTCTTGTGCGATTAAGTGAATAGGTTGTAATTTATTTTCCATTGATTTTTTCCTCTAATCTTTCTATTTTTTCTTGTAGTTCTTTGTTTTGTTCCATTAGTTCCTGTACTCCCTTAATTGCATACATTGATAACCTAAAATGTTCTATCTCCAGTATGTCTGGACTTTTAGTAACAAGTGAATCATCTAACTTTTGTACGTCTTGCGCTATCAATCCAACTTTAACAGGCTTTTGATAGGCGGTTTCTTTATATTCTTTTTTCCAGCTAAACTCTTTAAACTGTAGTTTCCCTATTAAGTCTAAGGCTTTAGAAGTTGCAGGAGCGATATTCTCTTTTAGTTTCTGGTCTGAATAAGTCTCCCCTATTCTAACTGCAAAATAGTTTGAGTTATTTTCATATGGATAACCGAACATGATTCTTGAACCACCCTCTGCACCCCATAACCACCCTATCCACGATATTTTGGAGTAGGTCGGATTTCCTCTATATCCCCACGGATGAACAGGGTTGTTATTGCTAACGTTTGATACTACAACAGAGCCCATCAAGTTACTAAATTTCTTAATCCTGTTATCAAAGAACGGGAATCCCATTTTAATTTGTCCGTGAACAGTCATTAATGTTTCATCGTATATAGGTTTCGCTTCGTTTGGATTTTGAATGTTTGTAATGTTAAACACTGATAATCCCTTACCTAGTGAGTTGTAAGTTGCGTTGAACTGCACACCTACCCCGCTTGCATCTGGTCTATTTTCGTGAGGTAATACAAACCTTACACCAGTCCCGAATGGCTCGAAATAACCATTGTCTCCTATTCTAACTTGTGAACGTCCTGTTATTATGAATCCATCTAGCGTATGTCCCTCTAGTTGCGTTGTGTTGATTTTAACAGTTTTTAAATTGTTGATAAAAGCATTTTTTGAAAATAAATTGTCAATGAATCCCTCATTAGCCATCAATTTATTAATCATTCCATCATCAACTTTTAAATGCGTTCCCTCTATCGCTTCTGCTTGTATGTGTGTTCCTTTGATAGCTCCAAACTTGATATTAGCAGCCTCTATTGTACTAACTCCTAAATGTTTACCTTGAATACTTCCGTCTACTAATAACTCTGCATCTTTCTTTTTAGTGATTTTTAGATTTGAAATAGTAACAGGATTAGTATTCTCATTCATTAGCAATTTAAAACAATACTTTTCTACATTGTTGTTCGCAGCTCCTAACCACTCTACAAGTATATTTTTGTCTAAAAATTCTAACCCTTGTTGCGTGCTACCTTTTTCACGAATTAAAAAGTCTTCGTTGTGAATTGCGCCGTCTTTATACACCGTTTCAATTCGTAAAATTAAATTGTTTGTTAGTTGTCCTTCCCAGTCTAGCAAGCCTTTTACAACGAACTCATCCCCTCTTTTTAGGTTGTCGTGAGTGATATAAGGTGTAATTTGCATCTCGTTAGAATCTAATTTGAATGTTTCTCTTTTTTCAAAATTAGCTATGTTATCGTAGGTTGGTGTAATTACCATCCTATCCGTTATAGCTTGGATGTTATCGGGATTAGTTACAAGTAAACTTGTTAATGTCTTTCCGTCTACTTTTTTTCCTGCTCCTAGCGTTATTCCATCTTTTGTTACGCTAACTTCCGATTTTTTCAATACATCGTTCTCAAAAGAGCTTACACTTGCGGATATTTCGTTGTATTTCTGATTGAAATTAGATACAGCATTATCAACATCACGCTTTACTTGGTTGCTTATCCCCTCTGCAGTTGCAGCTAATATAGTGTTAAGCTCTGTTTCTTTAAACTCTGTCAAGAAACCTTTGTTATTAAGTTTCAAGCGCCCCCAAAATTCGCTAGTTTCATCTCTCATCTCAATATCAAGGTCTCTTAATTGTTTAAAGATACCACTTAATGAGTTTGCTTTTTCGTAAGGACGTTCAAAGAATGTAACGTCTGTTCCACGCTCTAGCTGTAGTTTCGATATCTTGGTGCTACCATTACAGCCTATGTGATACAATCTAACTTCCTCATCTTTTACAGTAGGTGTAAATGTGTGCTCATACTTACCATTTCTAAATAATGCAGCTTGTTTCTTACCATTTATTTCTATATCCACTTTTCCACCTACTCTCTATATAATTTAATTGTTACTCCTGCTACAGAGCTTTCCCCTTGCCAGCCCATTTTTTGAATAAATGCTTCCTTATCTTCTGGACTTGCGAAATAAATATAAAATTGATAATTAGAATATCTAAAAGATTCCATCGTGTTAACTTCAACATCATTTACTGTTATTCTTTTAACAATATTTGCATCTGTGAATCTGTAATCATTTGCTGCCACTGAAATAAATTCAGAAAAATCATCGTTGAACATTAAAAAGCAACCCTCTAACTTTTTAAGTAAGGTTGTGTATTCCCATATTAATTTATTACCTATGTATCGCTTTATAATAGGTGTATTACCTAACATTAATCTTAATCTTTCCATACTAACACCTACTTAACAATGTCATAGATTGTATTGTTATCTTTAATTGGGATTAAGTTATATTGTTGTTCTGTACCTACCCAGTATTGAAGACCTTGTCCGTTCTGTTGGTTAGCTATTGTGTTACCTTTTAAATCATCTAAATTAGGTTGCCATTTGGGAGGGATTTCCTCTCCATAACTTATATAAGGCTCTGCAATTTTGAAATGCCCATTCTTAACTACATACAAGTAAAACCAATGTAGCTCGTTACCAAAATCAATAGTTTCAGTAATTGTTATTTTTTCTTCGTAAACTGTCCATTTATCTCGTGGGATATTACTTAAATTAATTGATTTTAACACTTTATTACCAGTATGCTTTTTGATATTCAAATATAATCCACTATCAAGGTTAACATCTGAATAAATGTAAATAGGTAGTCTTAATACTAGTTTATCTCCAGCTTTTAATATCTTTTGTGATGTGTTGATTTGTGCTCCTGCCCATGTATTACTACCAGCACCACTCTTTTTAACATCAAGAGCATTACGTCCGTTAAAATCACTTGGGATAATCTCAAGAGTGGGATTACCACTAGTCCTAATATTAGTATCTGGAAAAAGAGAATTAAGTATTAAGTTATAATCTCCAATAACTGCATCTTTACCTTTTAAACTTTCTTTCTCTTGTTGTGATAAGGCTTGAAACGTTCCATCTATTCCTTTTTCCCCTTGAATACCTTGTATCCCTTGTTCTCCTTTTTCCCCTTTTTCTCCTGCTATATATTTCAAGTCTCTATATCGACTTATCCCGTTACCTATTTTAGCTTTTCCCGTGTCAGTCTCGTAACCTAATTCTCCATCAAGCAAGATTAAAGAGCTTTCTTGCCATTCATTTAACGACATTCTTTTATGTTGCACCCTTATAGGTATTTTTTCCGCCATTAGTTACCTCCATCAAATATATATTTAGGTGTCTCGCTCCAACTTCCCTCTATATCATCGTTATTGCTATCTGCAATTTCTAAAAATTCTATAGGTGCTGTTACTGGTGCGTTACTCCTAACATTAGTTTTTTTGTTTTGTTCTTTAAACCATAAACTTGAAATTTTTAAAATGTAATAACCATCATAGACATGTAACAACATTTTTTCAGTATCTCCAGCATTAAACGTTGTGTCTATTGGCTCGTAAAATTCATTTTCATCTACTAACCTAACCATTAATGGATGTGGAGCAGGTCTACTAAGTTTAAGTTTAATATCATAATAATCATTGTTTGTACAAATAGCTTCCCAACTGATAGTGTACTCTTTACCTACTTCGAATCCATCTCCATTATGTTCAATTAATATATATGGTATTCCTGCAGGTATTTCTCTGTTTGTATCTCCCTCAACTCTATTCTTACCATAAATAATAGAATCATCAGTTCCAACCATTTTTAAAGTGGTTTCTGCAATTTGTGTAGTTTCTTCAATTTGTTTTTTAAGTTTGTTAAGACTTTCTCCGTTGATAGATTTGAAACGTTCTTCAAACTCTGATACAGCCTTGTTAACTTCTTCTCTAAATGCTTGTGTAGTCGTGTTAAACTCTTCTCTAATCTTTTTAGAAAACAATTCACTATTAATTACAGCCTTCTCTATTCCTTGTTTTGCACTATCTTCTATTTCTTTCTTTTTCTCATTGAAATACTTCATAAAGATAGCTTCTTGTTCGTCTAGTAATTGATTTAATCTTTCCTCTAGGTAAGAGTTTTGTTTTTCTATCTTCTCTAGTTGCGTTTGTGTTCCGGTTACTTGTGTAAAGTTGCTCCTTGTGTCTCCAATTTCTAACTCGTGATTCTCTTCTAGGAGTACATCCCACACAACTTTAATAACTTTTGCGTTCTCGTTCATAATACCTAAGTCTTCATAATAAACTTTTAATGTGTCGCAAAGGTCAACTACTTCAATAGCAGTATTCCCAAAAACGCTACTTACTTTACTTAAGTCTTGATAAGATAGCTTTAAGTTAAGTTTTGGTACTCCTACATTATTGCTTTTTATGTAATGATTAGCTTCACTCCTTAACTTTTCAGCCGTTCTTATCTTGTCATCACTTGAGAAGTCTACTTTTAAAATTCTTCTATGAGTGAAGTTGCTAGCGTGCGGACTGTCTATTATTATTTCTGGAAGTGTTATTATTACCTCTTCTTTGTCTTTGTGTTTAGCGTTTGTATCTTGGTATTTAACAAATGGAAATATAGATGTATAAGTTTCTAATATACTTTCCTCTTGTTCTATATCTAATAAGTTCTTACCATAAGCGATAATTGTCGGTGTATCTCTTCCCATTTGCTTATGTAGTTTAATGTTTAGATTATCGAACTCATATTCTCCGCCCCACACATCAAGAATAGAGCCTTCTTTACCTCCTAGAGCTTCTCTTGCGTTTTCTATATTGTCAATTGTCCATTTAGTAGTATTATTTGTTGTGATGTCAGACCACACAAAAAATTTTTCCTTACTGTCTAATAGGTTATCCTTCCATATTTCAAGCGCATTTGTTGCGCTACCTTGTACTTTTATTTCTCCGTTGATAACATTCATAGCAGTTTTAACGTATGATTCATGTTGACAATAAAATTTGAATCCATCTTTATTTTTTGTAATTTGCGATACTATGAATCTTTGATTCTTGGCACGATGTCCTGCATCACTTTTGATTATCATTCCTTCTTTAATCTTATCAACATCTTTTCCGTTGGAGTTGTAGTCAAATTCAAGAATGTAAATTCCGTTACGCTCTCTTGAAACGTAACAATTAGAAGCATCGGTTAACACCGATACTCCTAAATGCTCAAAATTAGTTTCGTTTGCGTTGTATAAAATAGGATATGCCATTATGCGTTAGCCTCCCATCTTGGTGTAATTTCACAAGTAAAAGAGTTATTATCCCAATTAATAGTATTTTCTCCTAGTTGTAATACCGGGAAGGGATAAGTATATACTTTGTCGTATTGTGGCTCTTTATTGTTGTAATAAGCGGACTGTGTTTCACAGTCAATAACAATATGCCCGCTAACACCTTTTAACTTAAATATCTGTGAATTAATAGTTAGCTTCACATCTCCAGTACCTGTTAACTTGATTAATGGTTTACTTTCTCTAAGTTCTGGATTTACTATTTTTTGCCCTCGTCTAATCTGAATAGGTTGAAGTCCTAGCTTTAAATATTTGATAGGATGTAATTTAAAGTTTAATATGCATTTCTTTTTAGCGTTTAAACTACCTTTTATATTAAACGTTTCAAAAAATGCAGCTTTATATAAATATTTATCATCCCAACTATACTCAAAGTCTTTCCATTCTCCGCTAGATTCTATTAACCATATGTTCATTAATCTTGTTGTTTCTTCTACATCAACTTTAGGACTTGTTACTTGCCTTTTCTCTAAATATCTTGTGCCATCTTGTCTACTTTTAACATCAAGTGTTATATTCACTCCTTGATATAGAGTAAAAGGGAAGGCTCTTGGAATAGGTTTTAAATTCTTTTTATTACGAATCTTTCCACCGTTAACTCCATCTATCTCAATTAGTTCTATATTCTTTTCAGTTGATTCTATCTCTATATCATCAACCAACCTTAACCCTAATTCTTTAGAGGTTATACCATTATATTTAATATATTTATTAATCAAGTCTTCCGCCCTCCTCTCTAATCATGAATTTAATTTGTTTATATAAATCTCTTACATCATCTTTAGAATGATTTTCAAAGTTTTCAATATGTAGTAATGCTTTGTAATTGTTGGCTGTACTGTTGTTGACTGTGTTTCCAGCTCCTGCTGTTGCAAGACTTAATCCGCTACTACGTCCTAAGCTTAACATCTTCTCAGGCGCTACACTCATTCCGCTAGCTCTATCTACCATATTTCCTAGTGCTTTAAATACTGTAGGACTACCTTTCTCAATACCTTTTGCAAACCCTGCAGGTACAAACACCCCTAACCTTGCAAATAACCTAGAAGGTGAGTGAATCATTGCTGCGGCTCTTGCTGCTCTCTCTGCTTGTGCGACTAGAGCGTTAGCTGCTGCAGTTACTGCACCTAATGCACTCATCATCCCTTGAGCTAGTCCGTTACCAATTTGCGCTCCGATACTAACCATTGCACCGATACCGCCTCTTGCTACTCCTTGCATCGCACTATTAATACTACTCATCGCTCCAGTAATAGCTCCTATAGAGCTGTTTAATCCGTTAGCTATGTTCTGTCCGCATTCTTGACCTGCCCTACTTCCTGTTTGACTCATTTCAGATGCCATTTGAGATAATGCAGATATGATTTGAGAGCAAGCACTTTGTACAGCAGATACTGCGCTTTGCATAGAACTAGTAATACTGCTAGAAACTGTTGACATTGCACTACTAACAGATACTGCCATACTTGTAATTTGAATACCAATACCAGCTACTGCTGTTCCTATACCGCTTAATTGTGCCACCGTTGAGGTGATTGAAGCACTTAAAGCAGTGAAAGACATTGACATTGCAGTTATTGCTGTGTTAAGTGTTGTAAACATCATAGATACACCGCTTAATGCTGCTCCCATACCTGTAATTGCAGCGCCAAACATTGTAAATTGAGAAACTGCCATTGTTAAACCTAAACTTAATGACATAATACTAGTGTTAAATGATTCTAGTTGTGTACTCATCGCTGTTAATCCAGCTAATGAAGTTAGAGCGGCTGTTGCGAATGTTGATAAACCTGTGCTTGCAGCCGTTATAGAAGCTGGGATTGTATCGAACGCTGCTTTAATTGCATCAATAGGAGCTACCATCGACTGTAAGGCGCTTCCTGTAGTTTGTGCTACACTACTTACAGAACTAAGGGCGCTACTAAATGAATTCATAGCGCTACTTAACGATTGCATTTCTCCAGCTTTACTAGTGATACTACCTAATCCCAATGCTATCGCTGCTAATGAGCCTGCAAGATTACCAACACCAACACTAGCTATATTTCTAATACCTTCTCCGAAAAGTCTGAATCCGTTCCCTGCACGTTCTGCGGATTCTCCAACACTTCTAATTACGTTAGAAATACCGTCTAATACTGATTTAATTGAACTACCAACACTAGTAATTACTGTTCCAATACCTTCAAATACACTTTTGATTCCATTTCCAACACCCTCAAATGCGCTTTTCAGTCCTTCCAATACCGATTTAATAGAACTCCCAACGCTTTCAATCACGCTTGCTACACCTTGCATTGCGCTCTGAATTGCGCTACCTACACTAGATACTACACTACCGATTCCCTCGAACGCTAACCTTATTCCGTTACCTGCTCCAGTTGCTGCAGCACCAACTCCCACTAGTGCGCTCTGAATTGCACTACCTAAGCTAGTTACCACACTCGCTACACCTTGTAAGGCGCTTTGAATACCAGTTCCAATAGCTATAATAACTGTTGCTACTCCTTGTAAAGCTGCTTGAAGTCCTGTTCCTAATGCTGTGATGATTGAAGTTAAGGCTGTTCCTAGTGAAGAGATAATAGCTGTAAGTCCTGTTCCTAACGCTGTAATTACTGCTGTTATTGCTGTTCCTAATGAAGTAAATACCATCGCAACGCCTTCTCCTTGCGTTCCTAATAGTGCAAGACCTGCGCAAACTAGAGCGATTGCTGCTCCTAGTGCTAAAAAGTTTTGAGGTGGTACCATTGCTATTGCTTGACCTAGTCCTCTAAATGCAGTTGCTAGTCCTGTTCCTATGCCTTGTGCTGCTGTTGATATTCCTTTACCTAAACTATCAATGATTTTAGGCACACCACTTAACGCTGTTTTGATGCCTTTTCCTATGCCTTGTGCTGCTGTTGATATTCCCTTTCCAACACTTTGAACACCTTTTCCTAGACCTTCAAATGCATTTTTCAGACCAACACCTGTGTCTTTTACTACCGCTCCTATTCCTTTTAGAGCATTATTAATAACACCACCGATTCCTTTAAAAAGCGACTCTAGTCGGCTTTTCGATTCGCTTACTTTACCTGTAACATCCTCTAACGGATTACCTATACCGCCTTTACTAGATCCTTTAGAGCCTTTTAGCATTTTCAAGAAGTCTAATCCTTTAGACGCCATTTTAATAGCTTTAATTGAACTAGCTATCGCTAAGAATCCGTAAGCTATAGCACTTAATACACTTGGTGGGATAGCGCTTATAATCTTACCTATTGCGCTAACTACTTTAGCTGCCCATTTAACTATCTCTCCGAACACTCTTGCTATAACAGATAATACACCGCTATTAGCTAACGAGCTTATAATATGAGATATTGCATTACCAACACTTTTAAGAGCGTTACCAACTGCAGTAACTGCTCCGCTATCTCTGAATGCATTCCACATCTTTTTAACTGTGTTAGTTAACAATGTAACACCAGCAGTTATTTTGCTAACAATTCCATCGATATTAATTCCATCTAAGAAATTACCTAGTTTCTCTGCCATTCCGTCAAAGTCTATCTTCTCCATTGCATCAGTTAAGCTTTTAATAGCTTTAATTCCGAATTTACTAAGCTGTTTAAACGCTGGTTCTAACTTGTTAGCAAGCGCCTCTCTTGCACCGTCTATAGCTTGGTCTATCGTTTTAAATTCTGTTGCCATTTTAGAAAAGTCTGCGTTATTACCAACTTTCTTAATAGCGTCGAAAAACTCTTCTGTTTTTACTGTTCCATCTTGAACTCCTTTTACAAGCTCTTCTAAAGACATTCCCATTTCTTTAGCTACTGCCGCCATCCCTGCGGGTGCTTGTTCCATCATTAACTTGAAGTCTTGCCATGCTACTTTAGGTTTCGCCGCCATTTGAACAGCTTGTGTACTTAATGTTTTCATAGCTTGCGCTGGATTTTCTGCAGCCGCTGCAAGTCCACCGAATCCAGTTACTAACTTATCAGTTTCTTTAACTCCTACTGCTGCTAATTGTGAGTAAGTCTGTGCCATGTCAGATGCACTATAGATAGTTTTGGTAGCATAATCTTGCATGGCTCTTTTTGCAGTCCCTATCTCTTCGGAACTTTTACCTAGCATTCGCATATTGCCCTCGAAAGTTTGCCATGCTTTAGAGGAGTTGTTAAGCTCTGTTAACATACTCTTAACACCGCTAGTAACACTACCTATTGCCTTACCTATTCCAGCGCTAACTAAATTAGCACCTAACACGCTTTTAAATAAAGAGCCTGTCTTTTGTCCAGCGCTTTTAAGCCCCTCTAGTGAATCTTTAATTCCCTTTATGCCAGATTTTGCCTTTTCTCCAGTTAAGTCAACATCTATTTTTACTTTACCTACTGCCATATTTCAACCTCCTTTCTTGTTTATTTATTTAAGATAATTTATTCATCTTCGTAAGGAAGTTCATATTCTTGTTGTAGTTTTCTCATGTCTTCTTTATACTCTGCACTGTCTCCTTTTCTTGGCTTCCATGAACGAATCTTTAAAACTTCCATGAATTTAGTATCGCTTGGAAGTCCATTTAACAGAGCATTGAACTTTTTCCAATGCAATTTACTTCTCATTTCTATCAAGTCAATGCCATAAGCCTGAAAAAAAGAAGCGAATATATAATCCGCATCATACTTTAGACTATACATTCGCTCCTCCTCTTTCTTTTCTTGTACAGGCATAGGGTTGCCTGCTAGGTCATATTCAATTGCTTGTATTTTTTCGTTGACAATGTGTGCTTTAAAAACTTCTTCTAAGATTTCATTTACTTCAATCAAGTCAAAATTTGAGAAATTAGCACCAGTTAGCATTTGTAATGCTACATAAGGCTTTATCTCCTCTTGTATCTCTGAATCTTGAAGTAGATCAAATACTCTTAACACTTTGCCAAAACTTAAGTCAAGAGGATAAACATCATTACCAATTATTAAATTATCTTCTAGTTTCTTTGATAAATTTAACATGGTTAATCTTCAAGATATTTCAATAGTTTATCTTCTTTATAAGTGTTCCCGATTTCTTCAAGTAAACCTTTAATCATTTGAATAGCAAATAATAAACAAGAAATACTAGATTCATTAGCTAAACTATAAACTCTAGTGAACACATCATTATCAAATAGTGATTCCCATATATCTTTACTTATGTTGTAGATAGTGTCTATATCTTCCGTTGTTCCTGTCATGTTATTAGCTTGTTCTTCTAACTTACCTAGCTCTTTTCCTAATCTGTCAAGCTCTTTTATGTTTTTATCATTTACTGCAAAATTTAAAGTAAACTCTCCAAATTCTACTGGAATTGCGTTTTCATATCTTTTAATTACAACCATGTTAAATATCCTCCTAAATTATGTAAATTAAACTACTGCTGTCTCTTTTGGTAAAGTTACCCAACGTAAAGTACATTCAAAGTTTTCAAATTCGTTTGCATCTCCATCTCCTGCTTTGATTCCACTAGCGATGGCAACTGCTTCCCATTGTGTTTTATTGTCAGATGAAACAACTTTAAACCATACTTTACGCTCGTCCCCTACTTTGTAACGTAAACCTGCGATTAGTTTTTGTGCTTCGTCCTCTACATCGTAGTTTCCTTCGAATGAGAATCCAGCTTTAACAGATACTACTACTTCCTCTGGTGTACCGTCTCCGTCATAGTATGCAATGTCGTCTGTATCTTCATCTGTCTCATCGTTTACTGTCTTAATGTATTTAGCTAATAGCTTATAATCTGCTTTTTGTGGCGCTGTTGTTGGATTCGCAGGGTTAAATACTGCTACATAATGCTTTCTAAGTGCGTTCTTTTGTCTTGCCATTAATTGTTATCTCCTTTAATTTCTAATTTTGCTGTTATTGTAAGTGTGTAAATGAAAAAGCCTTGCTCATCTTGTCCATTAATAGATGGCTTGGCTATTTCCATTTCCAAAAATTGATACGAATTGTTTAAACTAGGTAATTTTATTCCAAACTGTGATAAATATGAATGAATAGTCCATATAATAGCATTTGCTCGTTGATTGTCTTTGCTTTTTACTGCTATCTCGTAAGGTAAGCTGATTTCTTGTGAACCGTCCATGAATAGTTGTTCTACACGTCCACCGCTTATAAGATTAATAACTAAGTCGTCTTTCTCGTTGAAATAATCAATCCTTGCTTTTAATCCTAGATTAAGTGTATTTACATAATTACATAGAACTATTTGAAAATCATTGTTTGTTATCATTGTAAATTAAGTCCTTTCAATACAATTTCTTCCCATTTACTCATGTTAGAAGCCTCTGCTTTTTCAACCCATTTAGGACCAGTGCCACCTACAGTATATTTCCTAAATGTAACAATACCATTTGTGCCGAAGTAGTGCGCTCTTGCGTATACTGTGTGCCATACCGCAGCAGCTCCCTCTGTTCGTCCACTTCCTACAAGTTTTCCTGTTTTGCCTTGTGGTACATAACGTTCTGAATCCATAACAACTTGATTAGCTACTATAGATCCAACTTTCTTAATACCTGCAGGAGTAACAGAGTTTTCTAATTTCGATATGTCGTAACTAATTGTGATACTCATTAGATTACGTTAACCTCGTATGAAAAGACTTTTCCATTGAAATAGTTAACTTGATAACTTACTACCTCATAAGCTCCATACTCATCTGTAATTTGTGCTTGTAACCAACTATCATTTACTTTCACTTTAGAGAAACGAGGATATATAAATATATTCCCTGTTCGATTCCTAACTGTGTTAGTTAGCTTACTAGCTTTTTCAGTCTTATCTATCGTAAGCCTGTCAAACCTTACAAAATTTACTGTAAAAGGCTCTTGGTGGGAGTTTTTCCCCCACATATCAACATCATCAATTAATTGTACTTGGATAGTGTCAGTTAGTAGCCTTTTATCTATCATATACTGCTTTCTTATAACCAAAACCAACGCTATTTAGTAAGTTAAGTGCATCTTGCGAGAGATTGAAGTTATCTTTTATAGCGTTAGCTGTATTATTGCTGTAATTGATTGTTGTTCTACCTATTGACAAGCTGTTTAAACTTGCCTTATCCTCTGCGGTTGTGATCCCGCTGCTATCCATGTAGTTTATTTGATATGCTATTGCTTGCTTAACTGCGTTTTTCCTTATAGGGATATCAGATTCAAACTCTACATTGCTGTAGAAGTAGTCTGTGTATAAATCTATAATGCTGCTTGCTCGCTCTTCTAATTGCTCAAAATTATCTATCTCATCGAAACCTAGTCTTTCGTATTCGTTTGAAGTTAAGTAACTCATTTTTTAACCTCCTACAAAGAGGAAGCTAGATTACTAAACTTCCTCTGTGCTTTCTTTTTTAGTTTTCTTTAATACTAATGCATCCTCTCCTAGAGCTAGTTTAATTTCCTCTGCTCTTTCTTCGGAAAACTCTGCTGTTTCTCCTACTTCATAAGTGCATTTCTCGTATTTATCTGTAAATTCTGTTTTAATCGTATATTTTGGCATTGCTACCTCCTATTAAGCGATTGTACCTGCAATTTTAATGATTGCTTTCTTATTGTCTTCTAGTACGTAAGTACCACCTTTAGCAGCTGCTTGTAAGTGAACACCGTCAAACTCTGTAGCTTCTACAGTTCTAGCTGTATTGATACCAACGAATGCAATTACAATATTGTCTGGTGCAAAAATTCCTAATGTTCCTGTTTCTAAGTATTTCTCTGGAGTTTCTACTAACTCAATACCTTTGTATTTAAGTAAACCGTTGCTATCTAATGAAACGCTAGAGCCTTTAGCTGTTGTAGTAGAAGCCATATCAATGATTGCATTGTATAACTCCGCTCTGATATATGCTTTCATAGGCGCATTGATTTCAGTATTAACTGTGTAAGCTGTAACTGCGTTGAATAACTTTTTAATACTAGCTTCTGTTAAGTCTGCTAAGTTCTCTGTTTTACCTGCGTTAGTAGAAAGGAATTTTCCTATACGTTTATTCATTTCTCTAGTTTGTGCTTCTGATTGTAGTCTTAATCTATCCGCTACAGCTGCGTTTAAATCGTTGTTGACTGTGTAACGGTCAAGCCCCTCGTGAATAGCTAAAGTGTAGTTGTAAGGTACTTCTTCATCTTGGTAGATAACCTCTGTCATGTTACCGAATCTACTTCCTGCTCCTGTACCTGTTCCAAAAGATGTGTTAGCATCTGTGCTATAAGTTCCTACTACAACTGGTGTAGCGTTTGTTTTAACTGCAAATGCTTTTGCATTGTGTTGCACTCCGTCTAAAATTTGAATAGGAGCAACTACTCCCTCGAATGCTTTTTTAACATCAAATACTGTAGATAGCATTTGCTTGTATTGTGGTGCATATTGTCTTACTGGTAAATTTTGATTTCCCGCCATATATTTTAATCTCCTTTGATTGCGTTATTTATATTGATTTATAATTGCTTGGAACGGGTCTGTTTCTTGTTGCCCTGTTCCGTTTGGATTCCCGCCAACAACTATTTGCGGTTGTGATTGCTGTTGTACTTGCTCTTGTTCGAATAGAAACGGTTTACTTTCTCTAAGCCCGTTTACTACTTCATCTAGTTTAGGCTTTCCATCTTCTCCTAGTTCTATCTTGTCTATGTCTATAAGTTTCATTAGAACATCAGAATCATAAGCCTTAACATCTTTTAGAGCTAGTGCAATAGCATTACTTTTATTTATTTGTTGCAGCTTACTATCACTCTCAACCTTGTATTGCTCGTATTCTTGTTGTAACTTTTCTAATGCCTGCTTAACATCGCTGTTAGCTTCACTACTTTTCTTTAAATCTTCTAGCGTTTGTGATTGAGTTTCTAGTTGCTGTTTTAATGTCTCATTCTCTGCAGTTAACTCATTCTTTACTTGTGTTCTAGCGTGTTCTAGTCCTGCACCGTACGCTTGCATTATCTCGTCTATCGCTTCTTTATCCGTTATACCTGCATTAATTAACATTTCTCTTTTTAAGCTCATTTAAGAACTCCTTTCGTTTTACGTCCTTCGACAAAATTTTTAATGCATAACGTGGCATTAAACACGAAAAAAAAGCAGTTTAACGTCTTACTTTAGGACTAAATTTAATTACCATCTTAATACAAATGGGTTTTTCTCTATTAATTCTCTTTTACTGCTCCTTAATGTTCTTTCACGGAGCTTTAATTTGTCGTATAGCTCTGTATTGTCAAGAGCTTTTGCCATTTGCTTTTTATCTTTTACTTTCTTAATGGCTCTTTCGTATGATTTTAGCTTTGCTTTATCAAGCGCATTTTGTTTTAAATCTTCTTCCGTAAGATCCTCTACATCTTCTCTTAATCTTGGCTTGTAATTCACACCAATAACAAATGGTGTAAGGTAATGTCCGCAGTTGATTCCTAGACAACCTCCAGGAGTGCCCAGTCCATAATCTGGTAGACTTAATACTCTTTCTCCGTTGATAGTTCTTGCTACTCCTTTAGTTACGATTCTATGCTGTAAAGGAGCGCACATCTCTCTAGCGCTTGACTTGGCGCTGTAGTAATAAGTGTCTATTCCAAACTCCTCCGCAGGCTCTTCTTTAAGCTCTCTATAAGTTCTAAAGGTTGTAGTTCTTATTACTGTTTGTGCGTATCTCTCCGCCGTCCATGTTCTACCCCCTCTATCTACAAATGCTGTAAATCCATTATCAAACATTTCAAATACTGCTTTAGTTAAGGCTTTCTTTTCGTCTGATATACCACCAACAACAGCACCTACCGCCTTTTCCAATGCTTGTTTAAAGCCTTTTTGAAGTGCTGGCGGTAATGATGTGTTGATTAGGTTGTTAGTGTCGTACATGGTTTGCCTTGCCATTGCATCTAAAGACTTCTGTAAACCATAATTAATATTAGTAGTTGTCTCTAGTGCTTTTGCTAGTTGCTCATGTCCATGTTTGTATATCTTAAATCCCTCGTTAGCTATTACATCTCTGAATAGTCTTTCTGATATATCGCTATATTTAGCTATAGTTTCAACATTCTCTTCTGTTAGCAAATGCATATCGTTTAACTTTTCTAGTTGCCATACATAAGGATTCCTTAATAGGTCTGCATTACCACGTTGCTTTAATCTCTTAATTGTGTTTATCATAAGCTCAATGGTTAAATCATGGTAGACTTGCTCTACTTCTTTAGACTTAATCCAGAACTTACCATCGTTTTCTGTTATCTTCATTTTCTTCTAATCCATAAATGTCTATGTCTTGTTGCTCTAGTTGTGGCTCTACTTCTGCATTAATCTCTGTTAACATCTCATTAGCTTCTACATCAGTAACATTAAGTATTTTAGTAATAGCAAACTTTTTACTAACTAATCCACTAGCTACTGCCTTAATCCAATAAGTAAGCTCTGCATTTCTATCTGTGAATATTCCATCATCTAAATTAATAGATATTTCTTCAAACGTTGGTATTTCTCCGTTGTAGATCCCGTTAGCTTTAGCAAGTTCGCAAATAGAGATTACTAACTCTTTTAATGAGATTTCTACTAATGAAACAATACTATTTCTCATTTGATAAGTGTCACTATTTTCACTTACTACCTCTGTTGCAGTCTTCATGCTCTTACCATCAAATGTAAACATACCAGCACTAACTCCTAATTGCATTTCAAATATTGATAAACCTTTGTTAATGGCTTTGATATAGTCCTCTGCTCTAATCGGTGTAGTTAAATCTACTATCTTGTTATCATCTATCCCGCCGCCAACTTGAACAAATACATTTTGTTCTACTTCGAATCTACGTTTCTTAACAAAACCGCCGTTCTCATTTTGGAATGTTACTTCTGTTAAGTTGTCTGGTACTGCAACTCTACGTTGCCCCATCTTAATCTCCCACATAAACTCATCATATGTACGATTGATAAAGTCTATTGTAGTTTTCGCATTGTCAAAGATTGATAAACCTAATGGGCTGTTAATGTCTTTGTTGTTCATTCCAGCTGTTTTAAGATACGTGAACAACGGTCTACTTAAACCTTTAATTGTTACGCTCTCTGTTAAGTCCTCGTACAATTCAGTTAAAGGAACTCTAGTTCCTACTACACTACTAGAGTTAGACTTGTAAAGCTCGTTAGTAATTTCTAAGTCTTCTCCGTTCCATTCGTGAAACTCTATTAGCGTGTAATACTTATTCTCTTTACCTTCGCTTTTGATAGTCTTTGTAACAATAGCACTACTTGATATATCTTGAGTATTACTCTCTAACGGTAAGAATACAGGCGCTTGAATGAACGCTATCTTAATTGTTTTACCATCAAAGTATGGACGCATTGCTAGACCACCTAGTGCTAAACAACTTTCAAGATATCGTTCAAAGTTCTTGTTAAACTTATCGTTGTTAAGTATGCTTTGAATAAACTCGTTTGTTTGTTCGTTCTCTATTGTGATTTCTGCTTGTTCGTTGTAAACTAAACTAGCTATCTTTTTACAAGCAGTCCTTGCCAATGGCAAGTGATTATATTTTCTCGTTTGCTGTTCTCCGTCTGTATTGATATACTTCACATCATCAAATTTACTTTGATAATATGTTAAGTTACTTTGAATCCTGTTGTATTCTTCGCTAGTAACTGCTATCTTAGGATGGTCTGTTAAATTAATTAAACTTCCCTGCATTTGCCATTTGCTCCTTTTAAAAAAATTCTTGATTATCTGTATAATTCCCATTTAATCGCTCCTATGCTTTTAAGCCTAAAAGTTTTGCGTTATCTAAAACAAAATACTTAAATTCATCGACTGTGTGGTCGTCTTCTTTAACCACTCGTGGCTCTTCTGTGTTGATTGTCTTTTCATCATATCTATACATTTTGTGTTCTTCTATAAATATTTTGTTATTTTCATTGTCTAAATAAAAAAATCTACCTTGCGCAAGTAGACTTGTAACCATATCAATCATGGTTTGATTTTTCTTTTTAGCTACTGGATGCCATCTAATCCCATAATCTTTAAAGAACTGATTTCTTAATGCACCCTCTGCACTATCTATAGTCAACTGAATTAAGTTAGAATTAAATCTGTCTTGTACTTCGTCAATAAATGCCTTTATCTCAACAGTTAACTCACTAGGTGCTAGTTTAATACTTTTACCTGCTGGACTATAATAATACGTGTCTAACAATATTACATTACCTCTTGCAGTGATACCATAAGCACCGCAAGCAGTAGCGCTCTGTTGGTGTCCTGTGTCTAGTGCATACGATATTCCTATTAATCTATCATTGCTAGGTAACTCTGTTAATGGATGGAAACAAGACATATTATAAACGTTGCTTCCTAGTCCTACTGGCTCTCCTAAGTATATATATCTATAATACTCATAATCGTTTTGTTTAATACGCTCAATATCCAATAGCATTTGTTCAGTTACAAAACCTAGCTCATCATTTAAGTAGCTAGATTCATGAACTAAATAACTATCATCTGTTTTTACCTCTTCGCTCCACTCATTAATCCAGTTGTATGGGTTTCTAGGTGGGTTGTAAGACCAGTAGAATTTAACAAACCTTACATCTTTATGTTTCTGTCGCATGAATGTAATGTTTGTTTGGTCAAACTCCTCTTTGCTATCAAATTCTGCTGCTTCCTCATACCATACAGCTACTATATCGCTTATATCGTTTGATTTTAGCTTTTGGAAGTCGTCTGCACCATAAAAATAGAATGTAGAGCCTGTGTATATGTGTGTTATCTTAAATGGACTAACCGTTGCTTTAAATTGATTAGCATATCCATATATATTTAAAGCCCATTGTATTTTATTAAAAACACTATCTCGTATTGTGTTAGCTACTTTTCTGATTACTACTACATTAGCTCTTTTGCCTTTTTCTATTCTCTTACTCATCTCTTTAACTAGCTTTAACGCTACTACAGAAGACTTGAAACTGTTACGTCCGCCTTTTAATACGTTGTAAGGAACTTTTGATTCCCATACGTTTCTAAAGTGCGGATTCACGTTCTTTTCAATCCTAAATACACTCATTAATCATCATCCCAACTATCAACGATTATTACAGGCTCTTGTGTAGGTGTATTGTCTTTCTGGTCGCTCCATGCTGCTTTACGATTCTTCAACCAAAATATCTGGGCTGTTGTGTTTGGTTTACTGTACTTAGTAACAGTTACTACAGCACCAGCATTAGTTACAGTCTCTTCTGTGTAGTGGAATCCTACTGCGCTCTTAAATAATGCGTTCTCTACTTGCCTGTCTACTACTTCCTTTCCTTTTTTTAAGGAGGACGAAAAAGACACAAAGCGTTTCTTCCACCCTTTGAAAGTAGTGTAACCTATTCCCATATTTTGAGCTATTTGTTTATCAGTTAAGCCATCTCTTGCCCAACCTTCTATAACTGTTAAACCTTCTTCCGTTAACCAGTCGTCATACTTTGACATTTTATCGCCCCCTTTCTTGATAAAATAAAAAAAGCACCGTTTAAAGTGCTTTTCTTTCGTATAAAAAAATTAAAAAAATATATAGGAGGAAATGTTATGAAAAAGGCATTATTATTTTTATTTGCTGCATCTGTAGTATTTGCGGCAGGACCAAAAGTTCCTTATACTCACGAAGGATTTTATTCGACAGATAAAGTTCAGAAGGCTGTTCATTTTGTATCTGTTGACGATATTAAGAAAAGTTTAGAAGGGAAAGGGCCTATTAATGTAAGTTTTGATATTGATGATACATTGGTGCATTCAAGCGGTTACTTTAATTACGGGCAATATCATTTCCAAATTCCAGGAGATAAAAGAGGAGCTGCAAGTTATTTGTATAATCAAAAATTTTGGGATTATGTTGCTGAAAACGGAGATGAACACTCAATTCCAAAACAATCTGCAAAAGATTTAATTAAAATGCATTTGGAAAGAGGAGATCACATATTTTTCATTACAGGAAGAACAAAACATTCAAAAGATAAAAACTATACTTCAACAAAGTTATCAAAAACATTGCAAAGATACTTTGATTTGCCAGAAGAAGTTTATGTAGAATACACAGCTGATACTCCGACAGGTGGCTACAAATATGATAAATCATATTATATGAAAAAACATAATGTTTCACTCCACTATGGTGACAGCGACGATGATATTTTAGCTGCAAGAGAATTAGGAATTCGTGGAATAAGAGTTCAAAGAGCTTACAATTCTACAAATCCTCAAAAAATGAATGGTGGATACGGAGAAGAAGTTTTAATAAATTCAGCTTGGTAGAAAAAATAAAAAGTAAAGATTTCCGTTTTCTCATTTTTCTTTAACAAATATATGTTATTCTTTAGTTAAGAAGGAAATAAAATTAAGAAAAATTAGGAAAGAGGTAT